AGTTGGAAAGGGTGATGAAGCTTTATTTAAGAAATGTGGTAATGGACATTGGCCGGCAAAAGGTACTCCGGGTAATTTTGAAGTAAGTACTACTGAAAAAGGAAAATGTCCTAGATATTGGTATAAAGTTAATAATGATTATTTAAAAGCTAATTGTACTGAAATAATGTTCCCAACTAAAAAAGGAAGTTCTAAAATAATGGTTCATAAAAATTTAGCAGCAATTATAAAGCCCGCAATAGAAAAGATTAAAGCACAGGGTTTACAAAAATATATTGAAAATTGTGCCGGCGGACTTGCAGTTAGAAATGTAACTTGTGGAACCCGATTCTCAAACCATGCATGGGGAACTGCTATTGATATGAATACTTCTGTTTATCCGTATGGATATAATTTTAAAGATGATGGTATATATAGTGGTAAGACAAAAGTTAGAGACCTGAATGAATTTGATAAAGGATTTCAACAAGTGGCAGCAATATTCAAATCACAGGGAATGACGTGGCTAAGTAGAAATGACCCAATGCACGTTTCAATATATGAATAAAAAACTATAATATGTCAGTAATTCCACCAACAAAAAAAACATCTGTTATAGTAGATGATTTTATATCATATGCTACACTACATCTATCTACTGTGAGTGGTGTTATAAATACAGTATCATTATATCCACCGATTGGAACTCCGGGACCTGGTATAATAAATTGGACTGGATATATGGTTACTCCAGCAAAACGTGGAGAAGCTGGTGATTTTGATTCCGAAGAAGCGGCAGTAATTGAAAGAGATATAAATGTAGAATACCCAGCTAGTCAGGCCGCTTATGAAGCTCAATTCGCAAGTGAAGAAGATGCTATGGCAAATAACAGTCAAGTTACTTCAGAAGAAGCTTTAAATTCTGTCAAAGAGTATAATGAAGAAGTTAATCAATCCGGTGATGATGGCGTAATATTAGGAGAAGACCCACCACTTGGAGAAAGTGGTAGTCTTGATTTTGGTACTGGACCCACATCAGGAACAGCTGGCACTAGCGGTGCTAGTGGTGGTTCTGGTGCAGGTACGCCGGATAAACCAAAACCACAATTAGCTGGTAGAGGTGATGAGGCTTTATTTAAGAAATGTGGAAGCGGTCATTGGCCAGCAAAGGGTTCGCCTGGTTCATTTGAAGTACAAACAACTGAAAGTGGAAAATGTCCTAGATATTGGTATAAGGTTAATAATGAATATTTAAAAGCTAATTGTACTGAAATTATGTTCCCAACTAAAAAAGGTGCTTCTAAAATAATGGTTCATAAAAATTTAGCAGCAATCATAAAACCAGCTATTGACAAAATAAAAGCACAGGGTTTACAAAAATATATTGAAAATTGCGCAGGTGGGTTGGCAGTTAGAAACGTAACTTGTGGTACTAGATTCTCAAATCACGCTTGGGGAACTGCAATAGATATGAACACATCTGTATATCCATATGGTTATAATTTTAAAGATGACGGGATATATAGTGGTAAGACAAAAGTTAGAGATTTAAATGAGTTTGATAAAGGATTTCAGCAAGTTGCTGCAATATTTAAATCACAGGGAATGACATGGTTAAGTCGTAATGACCCTATGCACGTTTCAATATATGAATAGAAATATAACCTTTTCAGGTTAAATCTCAAAAATACTTAATTGAAATATTTATAAACATAACAAAACAATATATGGACACAGATAAACTATTAAAAGCTATACAAATCCTTATAAAAGAGGAATTGAAGGAGCAATTACCTGCGTTAATCAAAGAATCCGTACAAAAGGAAGTAAAAAGATTATTAAGCGAAGGTAGACAACCAGTACAACCTAAAAATACTGGATTATCAATGGCTAAGGCTATGATGGAGGATGAACCAATTCAAGAATCAGTTCAACAAAAAGTAGCACCACAAAAAACATTTAGCAAAAACCCAATGATTAACCAAATCCTAAATGAAACAAGAGGTGGAATTCCACAAGGAGATGGTGGGTATAGAACAATGAATTTTGGACAAGGTGACATGGGTTCACTTGTAGGTGGTACTGCATTAGCTGAAAAAATGGGTTATGGTGAAATGGCTAAAGGACCTTCTCCAACTGGATTGGGTGTGAATACTGGAGTAGCTGAAATAGATAAAGCTCTGAATAGAGATTATTCAGAACTTGTAAAAAGATTTAAAAAGAAGTAATGGCAATTGTATTAGGACAAAAATTAGTACAAGATACTAAAAAGTATGAAGATTATGCGATAGGTATATCATTGCCAATCCAAATCGGTAATACTGCGTTCAATCAAACCTTTACAACTAATGAGCAAATAAAATCAAATGTAAAAAATTTACTATTAACCAAAAAAGGTGAAAGAGTAATGCAACCTAATTTTGGTAGTGGTCTTCAAGAATTACTTTTTGATTTTAATGATGATACTTTGCCTGGTAAAATTGAAGATGCAATAACAATTGCATTGGAACAATGGTTACCATATGTTACAATAGAACAAATAGATGTAGAAAGTACAAATAATAATAGAGATAATAACTTAGTTAATGTGTCTGTTACTTTTGGATTATTAAATCAACCTGATTTAAATACTGTATCTTTTACAATAGCCGCTTAATAAATAAAAAATGGGAATAACTGTAACAAATAAAAATTTTAAAAATAAAGGAAAAGATATAAAATATCTTGATAAAGATTTTATTGGATTTAGAAATAATCTAGTAGAGTTTGCAAAAAGCTATTTCCCAAAAACATATTCTGATTTTAATGAATCATCTCCTGGTATGATGTTTATTGAGATGGCATCTTATATAGGTGATTCTCTATCATATTATATTGATGATACATTAAAAGAATCATTGATGGTATATGCTGAAGATATAAAAAGTGTATTAGCATTATCTCAATATTTAGGATACAAACCAAAGGTATCATCGCCAGCAATTACAACAATATCGGTGTATCAGTTAGTTCCATCTATTGGAATCGGAGTAAATAATTTACCTGATACAAAATATTTTTTAAGAATCAAAGAAGGATTACAATCAGCATCAACAAAAGATGGTATATTATTCAGAACAACAGACGCTGTTGATTTTTCCGATGAAAATGGTAGAGAAGTTAGTGTTTATCAAAGAGATTCTGCAACTGGAGAACCAAGCTTTTATTTAATTAAAAAATATGTACAAGCAATATCTGGTGAGTTGGTAGAGAAGGCAGTTACATTTGATTCATATTCTCCATTTGAAAAAATAGTATTAGATGAAACTAATGTTATTCAAATATACGATGTAAGAGATAGTGGTAATAACAAATGGTATGAAGTACCATATTTGGCACAAGAAATGGTTTTTATAGATGTACCAAATACAGAAGTAAATGATGCAGATTTATATCAATTTAAAACAACTGTACCATATATTTTAAAAACAATAAAAACTCCAAGAAGATTTGTTGCAAAAGTAGATGAAGAAAGTAGAACTGTTATTCAATTTGGCGCAGGTGATTCATCGGCATCGGATGAGCAATTAATTCCAAATCTTAAAAATGTTGGATTGGGATTGCCAAACTCTATTAGTAGATTAGAAGAATCATTCGACCCAACAAACTTCTTAAAAACAAAAACATACGGAACATCGCCATCGGCAACAACAATGACTGTTAGATATTTAATTGGTGGTGGTGTTAAATCAAATGTAGCAACCGGTCAATTGACTAGAATTAATAAAATAGAATTTGAAGAAGATACACAAGCATTGACTGATAGTGAAAGAGCAATTTACGAAGCAACAAAAAACTCTGTAGCGATTGATAATGAAGTAACCGCTGCAGGTGGTAGAGGGGGCGAGACTGTTGAAGAAATTAGACAAAACGCTTTAGCAAACTTTGGTTCTCAAAATAGAGCAGTAACAGCAAAAGATTATCAGGTAAGAGTTTTATCTATGCCTGCAAAATTTGGAGCAGTTGCAAAAGCATACGCTGTAGCTGATGGTACAATAGATAATAACTCACCGGCATCCATATTAGCATCGCCTAATAATTTGCAAGAATTTACTGATTTAGTAATGAGTTTTGTAAATATGCCTGATAGTGAAGAACCATCTGAGCAATCGGTAAAAGAAGATATTACACAATATTTAATTGGAAAGACTTCAAATGAAAATGAAAAGAATAACCCATTTGCAATTAATTTATATTTGTTAGGATATGATTTATTTGGAAGATTAGTACCACTTACTAGAGGCGTTAAAGAAAATGTAAAGACTTATTTAAATGAGTATAGATTACTAACTGATGGTATTAATATTAATGATGGATTCATTATAAACATAGGTATTGAATTTGAAATATCAGTTTATCAGAATTATAATAAAAGTGAAGTATTAGCAAAATGTATTGCAGAATTAAAAGATTATTTTAATATTGATAACTGGCAATTTAATCAAACAATAAATTTGAGTGAAGTTGAATTATTAATAGCAAATATAGAAGGAGTTTCATCTGTTCCAAGTTTATCAATAGTGAATAAATGTGGTGGTAAGTACGGACCAAATTCATATAATATAGAAGCGGCAACTAAAGCTAAGATTGTATATCCATCTTTAGACCCATCTATTTTTGAAATTAAATATCCGGATTCGGACATAAAAGGAAGAGCAAAATAATGGGATACTACTTTTTAACAGCATCAAAAGATGCAACGCTTTATCTTCAACAACCCAATCAAAATACTGGGCTTGATGAAATCTTAGAAATAAGTAAAATATATTATGGTAACATAAAGGATGTATCTCATACTTTAATTAAATTTGATTTGGGTTATATATCTAAATCAATCGTAGATAGTAGTATTGGATTTAATGATGCAAATTTAATTTTAAGAGAAACTCAAACAAATGAAATTCCATTAGAATATACAATATATGCAAATGCATTATCTGGTAGTTGGCAAATGGGTATTGGTACTCGTTTTGATAACATATCAACACAAGGTGTAACATGGAATTATAGAGAAGGTGATACTAACTTAGAATGGTTACAAAATAACTTTGCACCAAATACAACCGCTAGTATAAACAATGGAGTAGGTGGAACTTGGTGGACACAATACGCAGCTTCTCAATCATTTAATTATCAAACTTCTGATATTAATATGGATGTAAAATCTATGTTACAAATTTGGATGACTGGTTCTGTAAATGGTATTGTAAGACCAAATGATGGATTTATTTTAAAATATCCAACCGAAGTAGAATCCAATACAGAAGATTATGGTGTAATTAAATTTTTTAGTAAAGAGACTCATACGATATATCAACCAAAGATTAGAATAGGTTGGGATGACCAATTATATGTAACTGGTTCATTGACGGCATTAACTGCAGAAGATATTAAAATTGGTATTAATAATTTAAAGAAAGAATATAAACTAAATAGTATTGCTAAAATAAGAATATTTGGTAGAGAATTATATCCATTAAAAACTTTCTCTAATCAATTTTCATATAATACTCAAAAGTATTTACCACAAACTACATATTATCAAATAAGAGATTTTTCATCTAATGATATTATAATTCCGTTTGGCAACTATTCTAAAATAAGTTGTGATTCTGATGGAAACTATATAAAACTTAATCTATCGAATTGGGAAGCTGATAGGGTTTATAAAATAGAATTTATGGTTGAACAAAATGGTGGCTCTCAATATTTTGATGATAATATAACATTTAGTATAGCAAAGAACTAGAAATGATAAAAAGATTAATAAAGACAGGTTTACGAAATGAAGATAAAATATCAGAACTTTTAGTTAGTGGTTCATTGGCAATCAAAACTAAAAATGATTTTGGTGTTCATGTATTTAGTGGATCTGTTGCGACTGATGGTATAGTTTCTGGTAAATTAACAAAACCAAAATATAATGAGGTTGAAGTTATAAAATCAATAGATACTAATATTGTGGAATTAATACCAGTGGAAGCACCGGATTTACCACCAACAATATTACTTACATCTTATAATCAAGCTAATCAATTAATAGCAGATTTGACATTACAAGTTGAAAGATTAAATAATGTTACTCTTGATTTAGCATCTAAGGTTAAAGAATTAGAAATAGTAACCCAAAGTCTTGCAGTGGAGATTGATTCTAGAGATTTACTATTAGCTGTATCTCAAAACCAAACACAACAAGCAAATTCAAAGATAGAAAGTAGTATTGGTAGTTTACAAAACTCAATACAAAAAGCAACTGCAGAATCTATTCAAAGAGTTTCATTAAGTGCAAGAAATACTTCTTTATTACAAGAGAACGCATTATTGGGAGAACAACTTACATCAGCACAAGCGCAGATAGTAAATCTTAATCAAACAATAAATCAGATAAACACTCAATTGAATACTAACCAAACACAATTGATTGCAGCTAACCAACAACTTACAAATGCAACTACTAAGAAAAAGAAAATCATTTGTAACGAATTATACAATCAGGGTTACTTACCTCAACACATTTGGAACGCCGATGAAATTTATGGTGAGATGATGTATGAGAAAGACCCTCGTTTGGTATTAGGATATATGATGTGGGCTAGAAATGTAGTTAAGTATATGAAAGCTAAACCACAAAATACTAAGTGGATTTATATGATGGTAAAACCTTGGACTGAGCATATGGCTTATGAAGTGGGTACATTACCAAAAGATAATTGGATAGGTAAACTTATTCATAATGTAGGAAAACAATATTGTTACTATGTATATGATAAGCAAATGAGTAAAAGAAACAAGTTGTCATGGCAATAAAAACATTTAAGGAAATATTAAATAATCATGGGTATAGAATATCTTCAAACGATAGAAAAATATTTGAAGAAGGTAACCTTGAGTCCTTCTTTGGATTTGGTGAAAAGGATGCTATTGAGTTTATTGTATATGATTTAAACGATAACCAATTACCACAAATAAATGATGACTTGGTTAGATATGTTCCATTGACAACTGCAAACATTAAAGATTATTTTTTAATAGCTGAGGGAACTGTACTTAAAAAAAATCAATTTCCAACTGAATATTTTATAGATGTTGAAAGACTTTTAAGAGAAGCTGGATATGATAATGGTATATTTAAAACACAAATAACATTACTTAACAAAAGAGTAGGTAGCGAAGCTGCAGCAGATAGTTTGTGGATAGCAGAAATATCACCATCACGTACAGAGGTTAGATTATTACCATTAAAAAAAGGATTACAACTAAATCCAGAACTTAAAAAACGATTTGATTTATTTATAAATAATGGTGAATTCAGAGATGATACTATAAATTTAGCATTTAATTTTATTGAAAAAGTAAATCCAACGGTAATTGATAATTTTTTAAAATCAAAGTATTCAACTAAGTGGTTAGATAAAATGGTTTCGGAATTTAAAATAAAAGATTTTGATACACTTTCAACTAAAGTATTTGAAAAATTTGTTGAAGCATCTTTTTATGAATTTACAAATAGAATATCTGATATTAGGGATGTTAAATATGGTAAACCAAAAACTGAAAGACCTGTAATAGAATTATCAGTAAATCAAATAGAAAGTATTTGTAAGAGGATATTGATTATGTGTATTGATTTTTATCTATCAAAGCCTGATGTTAAAAAAGAAGCTACTTATGATGCTGGGATGGATGATAGTATTGATATTGTTGGTAAAGTATTACAAAGAATTGATTCAAACAATACAATAGATACAAGTAGTCCTGTAATTAAAAAAGCAGAAATAATAAAACCAATACTAACAGCTAAGGAATTAAAGTTGGAGGAAGAAATTAAAAAGCAAATACCCCCACCTCCACCACCTGATGTTATAAAAGTGTTACCAGTAGAACCTGAACCAATAATAGTGACCCCTATCGATGAACCACCATATGAACAACCATCACCACCAAGTGGCGGTGGAGGCGGTGGAGGCGGCAGCATCTACCAAGAATATGATACATTGGATAGACAGAATTTGGCAGATGGTGGTATGGGTAGAGAACGAATTGAATATACATAATATAAAAATTAATAAATGAAAGCAGTAGACGAAAACGCTTTTGATAATGGGTTTGGTGTAAGTGAATCTCAACAGCTAAACAATCTCGATAATCAATCGGGCATTGGTATAGGTGGTGGCTCTGGCGTTGGTATTTCATATGGTGGCGGTGGAGGAAGTACTGCCGGATTTATACCAATTGTAGATACGCCAAATGTAGCTAATACTGATAATAAAAATATACTTTACATTAAATCAAATACAGAAGCAAGTATTTATGTAAACGATTTACCATTATATCAAACTACAAGCTACGGACTTTCAGTATCTTTGAGTGATTTATTAACCAACGGTCCTAAAAACATTACTGTACAAAAAGAAGGATATTCATCAGGTGAAAAATTTATAATAGATATTGTACAAAATCCAAAATATTATGTACCATATATAGCTTTAGATATAAATCCATATGATAGTTTAGTAGCATATAGTACTAGGGGTCTTCCAAACTATACAAATGATACTAATAATTTATATACATACGATCCTGAAACTTATAAAAGTGTTTACTCAACAACACCGGCATATACATTTAGAATAAGAAAATTTGTAGGAGATGTACTTGAAACAAGTTATAATTATGATGTAGATTCGCAAGATAAATCTATTGATTTTACATTAGCTCAAAATGAAGTAATACAAAATCCAACAGACCCACTTGTTCCAAAAATTAAATTAAATGTAGCAATAGATGGACCAAATAATTCTGTTACTTTTATAAAAAATAAAAAAGAATTAGCTGGAGTTGAATCATTTAATTTGACCAATGGAGTTAGTGAAATTGAAGATAGTGCAGATTCTGAACTATCATATTCAATACAAACATCTAATATAAATTCATATAGAATTACTAAAATAGTAATTAGTGGTGAAGGTATAAAAACACAAACATTAGAAGCAACTTCTGCTTTAGAAAGTATATCTACACTTGTAAATTTTGATAGAAATTTAAATATTAGTATTACTAGTGAAAACTTTGCTATAATCCAAGCTACAGTTCCTATAATAACATTTACAAATCCAGCGCAATTAGTATCTCAAGACTTTACACAATATAATATTAATTCAGATGCAGCAGTTCCAATTGGATTGAATCTTTTTGGAAATACTACAAAAGTAACTGCATATGTAAAGGATAAAACATATGAATTTAATGTTAGTGGTCAAAGTGCCATAATAATAATACCATCAAAAACATTTGATGTAATTGGAAAATACACAATAAAATTAGTTCCAAATAATGCTGATGGAGATGGCGATGTTATAGAAACAGCATTGGTAGCTGTGGATGATATATGGGTTGGTGTTCCTGATATTAGAAATATACAATATCCTTCTGTATTAAGAGGACCTGATTATGTAGGTACTGATGTTGATTTTAAAATATCATTTGATTCTGTTGATGCTGATTATGTTAGAATGTACGTTGGTAGTACTAATTCTAATTTTACACAATTACCAAAAAATGGTACACATACATTTAATTTTAAGCAATTATTAATAAATGCCGGAACTAACGTTTCGGAAGACCAAGATATAATTAATTTACAATTAATTTTAATTCCATATAATATAAGTGGAAGACAGACTGTAACTGGTAAGCAAGAATTAATTACAATTCAATTTGATAAAGGTGATTTAACAATTCCTAGAGAAGTTGCTATTAGTAGAATTGCGGAAGGATTTATTGCACAATTTGATAAAACTATTTTTGCAGATGAAACTTCAAAATACTTAACTCACTTATTGCATATTGGTAATGGTGATAATAAAGTAATTACAACTTGGACTGGCGATAATGATTCACTTATATTAAAATTATATGAGCCATTAGAAACAACTGTACAACCAAATCAGCAAGTTTGGATTTCTAAATTACAAGCTGACCCAATAGTTGAAACAATAACAATTAGTGGAGTTGATACAAGCTATTGTGCACCACTAAAAGGACCTAATTTTTTATTAGAGCCTGATAATGGAACTTCTTTTAAGATATTTGATGATTTGATAGCAAGTGGTTCTACTACATCAAATGATATCTTAAATAAAATAACATCACAAAATAATATTGATACCGAAAAGTTAAATATTCAATATGTTAATGGTTCTTCCTATACATTTAACCAATTTGTACATTTTGGTTCAGCCGCTGAACGATTAAAAAACTTTTATTATAAAATAAACATTTTACAAGAATATCAAGCAAAATATTTAAGTTTAACACAAACAACATTTCCAATTGGTTATTTATTAACTGAAGATACTGGTGGCGATGGTACTCCTGAAATTCAAGGTGATGAGATTTTAATTGGTGAACAAATAGACCCAATTTTACAATTACAATACGAAGTACCACAAGTAATTCCTGCACCATATGCATTGATTCAAGCTAACTCTGTTGCTGAAAAAATAAGTAATTTAATAAAAACATTTGATGGATATGAAAAATTCTTATTTAAATCAGAAAATGATTTAGCATACCCAAAAGTAGATTATTTTAACTCAACAACATCATTAACTTATAGAGTGTTAAGACCTATAACAAATCCATTGGTTGTTAGTTGGTATGATACTGCATTGGCTGATTCGGAAGAATTTGATAAATATAATTCATATGCAATGCGTAATAATCTTCCTGAATATATAACTGAAGATTATGATAACGCCGATTTTATTCTATTCTTAGATATGATTGGGCAACATTTTGATATTTTATGGGTTTATATAAATGGAATAAAAAAAGCTAAAAACGTAGAACATAAAGAAGAATTAGGAGTGCCTGATTCGTTGGTTAGTTCTATGCTAAACTCAATGGGTTGGACTGAAAAAAGAGCATTTAATTCTCAATTACTTTGGGAATATATGTTTGGTACAACTCAAGATGGATATCAAAAATATGGAAGAAGCTTACAAGATGCAAACTATGAAGTATGGAGAAGAATTTTAAATAACTTACCATACCTATTAAAGCATAAAGGTACTTCTAGGGCACTTAAAGCTGTAATGGCTTGTTATGGTGTACCTCAATCTATGTTGACAATAATGGAATTTGGTGGACCTCAAGATCCAACTAGAGGTGGGGTTAGTAAATTTACATTCGATGATAGAACCGCAGCAATTGTATTAGATAATAATTCATCTGTAAGGGTTCCTTGGAAACAAACAAAAACTGGAGATTATCCTAATTGTATTGAGTTTAGAATATTACCAGCATCAATTACATCAACGCCACAAAGATTAATATCATCAAGTCAATGGAATTTAGATTTATTACAAACTACTGGTTCTTTTGCAACATTAGAATTAAACTTTGGTGGTGATATATCAACAAGTACTTATATTTTAGAACCATTTATAAGTGCATCTGTTTCAACATATTACTTTGATACGGCTAGTAATTATCCATATGCTTATGGTCCTGATTTAAAAACAGGAAGTTTAGGATTTCCAATATCACTTGAAAATTATTCAAATGTAGCAATAAATAGATATAATTATGGTGGTGCAACATCTTTGTATGAAGTTTGGTTAGGTACTTCAAATGGTACTAGACAAACTACATTTGTTAGTATGTCTATATTAACGGATGATACGCAATGGGAAAGTGGTAATTATATTGAGGTTGGTAGCAATGGGTATTCTGGTAATTTAGATGAATTCAGATTATGGACCGTTCCATTACAAAGAAGTAAATTTGAAAACCACACATTATTTCCAGATGCAATTAATGGTAACGATTTTGATTCATCAACAAAAGATTTAGTATTCCGTTTGGATTTTGAATATCCTAAAGATAGAGTATTAGACCCATATATTAAAAACGTTTCAATAGATACATCTTATGTTGGTGATACTGGATTTGCAACGGCTAGTAATTTCCCTTCAATTCCAGCATATCCATATAACTATATTCCATATGATAGAACTGTAACAGCAAATGTTCCATCTTTAGGATTTAATGTTTCTAATAAAATTCGTTTTGAGGAGCAAACTTTAATAGGTGACCTTTCTTACAAAACTAGAGCAACTCAAAAATCATTTGATAGAGCTCCAATAGATTCAAATCGTTTAGGATTATTTTTCTCTCCAATCAAGGAGTTGAATATGGATATCTTAAAAGCATTTGGTGATTTTAATATTGATAACTACATTGGAGATTTTGGCGATGAATATAAGAGCAACTATAAACAATTAGATATATTAAGACATTATTATTTTGAAAGATTAGATAATAGAGATATCTACGAATATATTAGATTAATAAGATATATAGACAAATCATTATTTGAAGTACTTTCTGATTTAGCTCCTGTTAGAACAAACATATCTAAAGGATTATTAATTGAACCACATTATTTAGAAAGAAATAAAACTCGTTGGGATAAACCAAACTCATTGAGAAATGATTTTGAAACATTTATTGATACAAATAGAGATGTACTATTGGATGCGGAATCTATACCAAAAGATGCTATATTAGATGCATCAGAAATAACAAATCTATTTGGAGATGTTAGTAATAATACGGGTATAGTAGATGCAAACGATGTTATACAATTAGAAGCAACTAATCCATCTTACAATAGTAATATTGACGCAAATGATGGAGTTTTATTAGAAGGTAGTGCACCATTTTACGATATGGAAATACAATGTCCAACTGGTGCAAGTTTTTCTGGTGAAGCTGATTCATTTACGTTTACTGAAGTGGGTATGGATAGAGATTCTCTTGCTAATGCTGGTTATGGTTTATATGCTACTAATGGTACTGGTTTAGTTAGAAGTTATGACCCTTTATTCGGTAACTATCAAGAAACAGGCAGTAGAAAAAATATATTTTTAATAAAACAGCAATATACTCAAAAAATAAATACACAAACAGAAGGATATCCAGCAACACCATATGGACAAGTTAAGTACGAAAAGATAGCTGTTACAAAATATAGATATAAAGTTGGAATATTGCCATTTAGTACTGGTTCATATGGAGTTCCATTTTTCCCAAGCGCAAGTGGAGATTTGGTAGAAATAACACCACTTAAAGGATATTTTCCTACACATTATATATATAAAAATAATTTAGGTGAAGGTATGAAACGTTCATTTTGGAAAGGTTCTGTTCAAAATTCAACAACCACACCTGATGGACTAGACCCAGTTGAAATATTTACTACTAATCCTAATATTCTTAGAGTTGCTAAAACTGGTAGAGGTAGTGGTGAACCAATACTTGAGGTAGATTAATTGAAAAATAAAAATTAGTTATATTTATAGAATATAGATAAAAAACAATATCAAATGGCATACTTAGATAACTCGGAAATTACAGTTGATGCAATTCTTACCAAAAAAGGAAGACAAAAATTAGCATCCGGTCAATCATTAAACATTACAAAGTTCGCTTTGGGTGATGATGAAATTGATTATACGCTTTACGAACCAGCACATCCAAAAGGTTCTGCATACTACGATTCAGCAATTAGAGCTATTCCTATTACGGAAGCTAGTCCTGATGAAACACAAGTATTAAGATATAAATTAGTTACCCTTCCAAAAGGAACTACTCAAATTCCAACTGTAAGATTGGGTGTACCTTCTATTAGTGTTAATCAATATGAAGGTGGTGTAGGATTATCTCCAACAACATCTCCTGCTGGAAATCAAAATGCTGGATACACAATGGTATTAGCAGACCAAAGAGCTGGTACAGTAACTGTAACTAGAGGAGCAAGTGGTACTGGTACTACATTATTCTTAGGTGATGAAATTACAACAACGGCACAAGTTGTTACTGGTTTAGAATTTAGATTCACTCCAAATCCAAACTTAACAATTGATGTATCTACTACAATAACTGTATTTGGTAATGAAACTGGAGGTTCTCAAACTATTCCTGTAATCGTAACATACAAAGCAACCGCATAAAAATAAAATAGAAATATAAAATGGCACTAATAAACGACCCAAATATAACCGACCAGATAAGAGCATTGGCTAATACTGGTACGATTGATTCAAATCAAATTGTACAAATATTAAACTCAGTTTTACCTGCAGGTCAACAAATCGCATCAACCGGTGTAACTGGTACTGGTCTTTATAAAAGATTTGGTGAATTCGATAAAGTAAATGCAAAAATAGAAGTAGTAACTACTGGATTATGGAGTAGTGATTCTGGTTCATTGATGTCATTCTTTACAGCATCATCACAAACTGACCAAAGTGGTAAGTATTACTACAATGTATATCAAACTGACCCAATTGATACTGATATTGAAGAAGTTCAATTTGCAGTAGCATACGGACACGTTGATGGTAGTGGTTCTGTTACTTTAGATATAGACCCTAATGGTTTATTACCAACTAAAGCAACTTACGCACAATATAAATCAATGTTGTTAGACCCAACTTTAGCTAAATTCCAATTTGATAATTCAGTTGCAGCTGCAACGGATTCAAATGATATCTATGTAATTAATGTAGCTAGAGCTCGTTATAGAGAATCTATGGATGCTGGTAACTGGTCATTAAAAGTTTCTGGTTCTAATGGATTGTTTACTTTTATTGATAATAGTGGTAAGAAATTTGGTGATTCTTATGGATTGAGTGGTAATGTATTTAAAGTAGTTTCTGGTTCATTGAATTTAGGAACTCAAAATGAAGCAACTGTAAAAAACACAACTGACCCAACTTCTGGACAAGGTTATGGTTTATTCTATCCTGAAAGAGGTATTATAATTCTTAATCCAACAGCAGTAGGTAATGTGGTTGGTAGTGTATTTAATGAAAATTTCCAAACTGTTGGAACTTTAATACCATCATACTCAACAGCAGCTGACCAGGAAAATCACAAAAGAATATATCATGCAATTAGAGCAGGTAAGGATTTTGATGCTAGAAGAACTGAAAATGTATCAACACAACATTTCTTTGTAAGAGCAACAAATAGAGAATTTAACTATTCAAACAACCCTACTTACTTAGATGCAGATGGTTTCTTTACTGAACCAACATTTGAAACTGACCCTCAAACATTTATTACAACAATAGGTTTGTTGAATGATGCAAACGAATGTGTGGCAGTAGCTAAGACTTCTCAACCAATTGTTAAATCATTTGATAAAGAAGTTTTAATTAAAGTGAAATTATCATTCTAATTAAAAATTAATATAATATGAAAGCCCCCTTAATTGGGGGTTTTTTGTTAAACGAATATTTATATAAGATATGTTGAAAGAAATACAAAAATCAGATGTAATTGTAAGACCTCTAAAAGTTTATAAAGAATGGACTTTGGATGAGAATGATATTAGTCCTATTTTTGCTGAAAATCCAGCTGGAACACTTATTGATTTGGATATTGATGAAGTAAGTAATGGATTCAATAAAAAAGTAGTGTACGCATCTATAAAAAGCCAATTTTATAATAATCCAGCAACCGCATCACTATTGACAGAAGTTGGTAGGAGAATTTCATATGCATCAACCAATGAAAGAATTTTGGAAGATGATATCGCTGTATTTTCTATCCCACAAATATATTATGGTGAGGGAATAAAGCCTGGTACTGTTGTATTGGAAGATGAGCAGTTGGGTAGAACATATACTGATGATGGATATTCTAATTTAAAATATGGTAATCAAATAAAAGGTAATATATTTTATGATAGGGGATTGATAGTTGTAGCTAAAGATATAGTTAGTGGTTCTGTTTTATCTCAATTTACTTTAAACTTTCGTTCAACCAAAACAATATATGAGAATGAAATATTCATTTCAGTATTAGAAAATGAATTTAACTTTTCTCAAAATCCAAGTGCGGTAAATGAAACTGATGGTGTTGTAAATACATATATAGTACAAAGGCCGGGTTCAATAAGACCTGATGATTTAGTAAGTAAATCTTTTTATAATGCTGGTACAAAAATTATTAATAATGAATTTAATTATTATGAGGATTATGTAAGTGCAGACCCGACAGGCTCATTTTTGGCACCTATGATTACAACAATTGGATTATATGATAATGAATTAAATATGGTTGCTGTGGCTAAATTACCACAACCAATTAAATCAACTCCAGACTATCCAGTAAACTTTATTATTAGATTTGATTCGTAAAAAGGTTTTACTTTATATTTATATTCAAATAAACAAACAAAATGGCAAGTATTTTAGATATATACAAAAAAACTCCACCTAAAACGGGTATGATTGATATCAAAGGAAAGGATAAAACACCTATCAGTCCTGATGGCGGTAAGAACTTAGCAGGGGATGACAGAGCTATTGTTAAAGCTAGAGGAGGAAAACTTCAAGAAAAGAAGTATTCTGATACTGTTACTAATAAGTAATTAATGAGTTGGAAATTTAATGGAAATATTGTTACGGAGGAAAACACACCGGAAGGTGCAGTTGGGTTTGTCTATAAAATGATACACATACCAACTGGTAGATTTTATATAGGGAAGAAATCCCTAAATCAGGTTCGAAGATTGAAGCCCCTTAAGGGCAAGACTAGAAAGAGAGTTATTAGAAGTGCTTCCGATTGGGAGAAATACTATTCATCAAACGAATGGATTAAATCCGAAGTAAAAGAAGGTAGAGCTGGTGATTTTGAAAGAGAAATTATCCAGTTTTGCTTTTCAAAGAAATCCTTATCATATTACGAAATTAAATGGCAGTTTCATTACGATGTACTTGCCAATGAACAATCAATAAACGAAAACCTTATGGGAAAATTTTTCCGTAGGGATATTATAAACCCATAGTTATGACAATACCTGAAATCGCACGTAAGTTCGGAATCTCCGAAGCTTATTTAAACGCAAAAGATGATGCACTTCAAATAGCAGCTGCATCTTTAATAGACCTTAAAGGAATGGTAAACAACAATGTACCAAGAGAACAAATTGCTAACAAATTACAATTCTTAGCAGACTTCCTTTATGATGTAAAGAATTCCAACCATTAATTAGGTTATATCGGATAATTTTCGTATATTTGTGATAATAATATCCAAAATATGCTATCTGGTAGGAATAAATTACAAATAATTACAATATTAGATTCTACACTCGGAGTGGGTTCATCCTTAAAGGGAAACGAACAGGCACACCATTGTCCATTTTGTAATCACCACAAAAAGAAACTTCAAGTCAACTTAGATACACAAAGATGGCATTGCTGGGTATGTGATTCTAAGGGTAGGAGTATATATTCTCTACTTCGCAAACTCAATGTGGATGTTAGGGACCTGAATAAGGTTAAAGATGTATATGGGGATGAGCCTGAATATGATTCTAAAGAAGAATATGTAATTAAGTTACAATTACCAAAAGAATTCAAACAATTGTACTTTTGTCCAAAAAGTATTAACCCCGCGTATAATCAAGCCCTTCATTATTTAAATAAAAGAGATATCACAAAAGCTGATATCGTAAAGTATAACATTGGATATTGTGAAGATGGGTTATATGGTGGTAGGGTTATTATACCTTCTTACGATGATAGTGGTGACCTTAATTACTTTGTAGCTCGTTCTTTCTATGAAGATGAGCCGTACAAATATAAGAATCCGCCAATTAGTAGAGATGTAATTGTGTTTGAGAATCAAATCAATTGGAACGAACCAATTATTTTAGTAGAAGGTGTATTTGATTCGTTCTCAGTAAAGAGAAATGTAATTCCATTGTTAGGTAAGTTTTTACTTAGCAAGTTAAAAAATAAAATTATGGAAAAAGGTGTTAAGGATGTAACAATTATGTTAGATTCTGATGCCGTAGATGATTCCACCAAACATACTGAATGGTTTATGAAAAATGGAATTAAAGTAAGGAACATTATACCAACTGATAAGGATGCTGGTGAAATGGGATTTGAAAAAGTAAATGAACTATTGAAAGGGGCTAAAGAAACCGGATGGGATGACTTAGTTCTATCCAAACTAAATAATATATGAGGTTAAAGAGAATTTACCATATTGCGGATATACACATTCGTAATATAAAAAGACATAAAGAGTTTAGACAAGTATTCTACTCTATGTTTGAGGAAATCCAAAAAAGAGGAACGGAGGATTCTATTATCTACTTAGCTGGAGATATAGCTCACGCTAAATTAGAAATGAGTCCTGAATTGGTAAGCGAGATTAGTTGGCTGTTTACCGAATGTAACAAATTATGTCCTACTATTGTAATCGCTGGTAATCACGATTGTAATATGAACAATTCAGACAGATTAGATGTACTTACTCCAATCGTTGATGCATTAAAGTTACCAAACCTAACGTATTTAAAGGATACGCAAGTTTACGGAATCGGAGATGTTGATTTTGCAGTATTTAGTATATTTGATAACAAAGATAATTGGCCTAAAGCTGATACTCTATTTGGTAATAAGAAGATTGCACTATTTCACGGACCTGTTGATAACTCTACAACCGATGTAGGGTATGTAGTTAGTAGTAGA